GGCGTCCTTGCGCTTCTTCCAGGCTGTGATCGACTGGCGGGTGGTGCCAAGAAGTTCGGCCAGTTCGACGAAGTTGCGCGCAAAGGCCGGTCCGCTTCCGCCCGCCGTGCTGGTGGCGAGGTTTTGCAGCATGGTGCGCTCCGCGCGGGTCAGCTTGCCGCCCTTGTGAACGCGATGGACGAGGTTGGCGAGATCCTTGTTGAGGAGCTTGCGGGCGAGGTCGGGAGGCAGCGAGGATTCCATGGCTCCGCTGATTGCGGAGTCAACTCAGTCGACCTCAATTACACGATCAATCCTTGGCTTGAAATACTCTGCGCCGCCGGTGAAAACCGTCAGGTTGCCTTCGCGATGCACGCCCTCTCCGTGGGTATGACCACAGAATACAGTGAGCTTCGTGTTCGGGTATTCGATGCAGCCATCGCGCAAGATTCTGCCCAATGTAGGATTGCAAAAGTGTGGAAGAAAATCCGCATCTGACTGCTTGCCTTCATGCCACGTTGCCTCGGGCAATGGTGGCACGTGGGTCAATACGATCACGTTCGGATAGCCCGCCATCGCTGCATTCAAAGTTGGTGCGCAAGCATCTGCAAAATCATCTGCCAGCTCGCGCATCTTTAGCCAGCGCTTTGGGCGCGACAGCACCGCCAGATCACGAATGAGGCGGGAATCATTGAGTTCCACCCCGGAGGCAGAACCTGCACCAGCGGTGCCATCAGCCCACCCATCCACACCCAGAAGCGCCGTGGCTGGACTCAGCTCGATCAACTCCCCGCCGGTTAGCCGATGCAGATGCGGGTAGATCGCAGAGACGCGCTGCATCGTTTGTTCGGTAGCTGAGAATGACGAGTGGTAGCGGTCATGATTGCCCAGCAGGACGAAAACAGGTTTGGTGATGGTGCTGCCGATGCGTTGAAGATCCTGCTCGAGATTGCCGCCATCGGAGATGTCTCCTGAGATGGCCAAGGCATCCGCCTCCATGGCGGCGACACGCTCAATGAAAGCCTGGCGTTCAGCGGGTTTCAGAAAGTTCAGATGCCAGTCGGTGCCCCAGCCCAGTCTTCCTACAGGAATCGACAGACGCGTCATCATTTGGCTTTTGCGGACGTTACTCCTACGAGCTTCATCAGCGCCACCACCGCATAACTTCTTGGCGTGGCCCGCTCCTGCTCCCAGTTCTCCAACGTGCGCTTGCTGATGCCGAGAAACTCCGCCGCGTCCTTCTGGCTGAACCGCTTGCGCTCGCGCCATGCCTGGAGGGCGCGGGCGAATTTGCGGGGTGTCACCCCTTTGGGAAGTTTCATGGGCATACGCAAGTCACGCATAGAGGTAGTTCGACGTCAACCGCGTTGACACCTGTTCGCGGGTGTGAGCATTCCCATTTACTGCGCCCACACCCGTCTGGTGGACCCCAACACGCTGAAGCCCAATCCGGCCAATCCCAACCGGCACAGCGCCCATCAAATCCAGCTCCTCGCCTCGATCATCCAGGAGCAGGGCTGGCGCAATCCCATCACCATCTCGAAGCGCAGCGGCCTGCTCGTTCGCGGCCATGGCCGGCTGGAGGCCGCGCTCTTGATCGGCTGCGAGGTCGTGCCCGTCGATGAACAGGACTACGCCAGCGAGGCGGAGGAACTCGCCGACCTGCTGGCCGACAACCGTCTCGCCGAACTTGCCGAACTGGATGAGGACGAGCTCAAACGGCTCCTTAAATCCATCCAGGAGAGTGATCCATCCTTCGACCTCGAACTCACCGGCTTTGCCGAGGACGAGATCCGCCGGCTCTTCGAGGACGATGATCCTGCCGACGATCTTGAAACCATCCCGCACATGGAATGCCAGGCCTTCGAGCATCACGACTACCTTGTCTTCATGTTCCACGATCTGCGCGACTGGATGCAGGTGCTGCAGCTCATGGGCGTGCGCGAAGTGGACTACTCCATCACACGAACCACCCAAAAAATCGGCATCGGCCGCGTCCTCCATGGAAAACGCCTCATCGAACTCTGCAAACGGGCCGCAATGGCCGGAACTCAAGCCCCTGAGCCTGCGGCTGGTGATCCTCAGCCGCAGCCGCGCCCGGACGATGACCAGCCACAAACTGTTCCCGTCGGCCACGCTGCTCGTGCCCGAAGGCGAGCTTGAGCAGTATGCCCGCATCCCGCTGCAGAAGGCCACGGTGCCTGATGCGGTGGCGGGTATCTCTTCGTTGCGCAACTGGGTGTTGAAGCGATTCACCGAGGACGCGGTCATCATGCTCGATGACGACATCAGCGCGTGCGTGTGCATGGTGAGCCTGCGCTGCCGCAAGCTCTCGGTGCCTGAGACGATGCAGATGCTGACCAACACTGCCTGGTGCGCGCGCGGTGCCGGGGCGCGGTTGTTCGGGTGGCATCAGCGCAGCGATCCACGGCTCCTGCAACGCAATGACCCCTTTGGTGTGAACCATTGGGTGGGTGGCGCGGTGGGTGTGGTCCGGGATGCGGATGGCGGAGTGCCCAAGTGGGACGAGTTGCTCAAGTGCAAGTGCGACATCGACGCCACGCTGCAGGAGCTTCTCGATAATCGCCTGGTCTGGAATGAAGCGAGGTTTTGCTTTGTGCAGGAGCGTGACAAGAACCCGGGCGGCAACTCGCTGTTCCGCAGCGCCGAGCGCATCGCCACCGAGAAGCGTCACCTCAAGCGCAAGTGGAAGGCGCACATCGACTTCGGCGACTACAAGAGCCAGGAGCGCGTGGCGATGAACGCGCCGCGGCGGCAGAGCATCTCGCTTGGATGACGCACCCCATGGCACCCTCCATTCATCGCGACCCAGCCAGATCACCTGCCAGCATTTGGTGATGCAAACGGATGGATTCCCGAAGTCACGGTGACGAGGGCATTCATCATGGAACTGCCCGACCTCTTTCCCAACGATCCCATGCAACTGAGAACCATTCGTGGCTACAGCTTTAGCGAGGTGTCCTCGGCGATGCAAAAAGCCGTACGGCGCGGCGACGCCCCGCTGGCCGGCTACTGGGCTTTGGAGCTCTGGAGCAGCGGCTTTGGCAAGTATGTGTGGAAGCGGTTGCTGACCATCAGCGCGGAGGACTGCTGGGGCATCCTCACGCAGGAGGTGAAGGCGTTGCATGACAGCTATCTGGTGATCAATGAAGGCGTGCCGCCGAAGCAGGCGCGGGGCCGCATCTTCATCAGCAAGGCGGTGATCCTGCTTTGCTTGAGCAAAAAGAGCCGGGACCCCGATCACCTGCAGAACATGGTCTATGACCAGAGCGCGGGGCTGGACCCTGACACGCTGGCGCAGGACCTCCGTTCCTCCGGCGAGTATGTGGCGATCCCCGAATACGCCTATGACTGCCACACGCGGGAGGGCAAGAAGCGTGGCAAGACGAAGGCGGACTTCTTCAAGGCGGAGCAGGCGGCACTGCAGCCGTTCCAGCCGGGGCTGTTTGATCTCTTGATCGAGTAGATCGAGGCGTCCACCCTGACAAGGCGTTGATGAGCGTGATTTAGCCCTCTCCCGTCCCTCCGGGCATGTTTGGATGCGACGCTTCCCAAATAAAGTGACTGATACTCGCGGCCACCAACCTCAGCTTCGTTCAGCTCGTAAAACCAAATTACGCCAAACGTAATTTTATGTTTGCGCCGGCTTACGCAAGTGGCAAATTTCATGCATGATCGAATCCTTCGCAGACAAAAACACTGCGCTCATCTGGAACGGCGAGCAGGCAAAAAAGCCCCGCCGTGAAATCCAGGAAGACGCTCGCGAGGTGCTGCGGATCCTCAGCCAGATCAGGTCCCACAACGACTTTCACCGCATGCCCCACCTCCGTGCTCACAAACTCGGCGGCAATCGCAAGAACCGCTGGAGCCTGCGCGTCGGAGACGGTTGGTGCATCACCTTTTATTGGAGCGAAGAAACCTCCACCGCCTCCCAAGTGCTCCTCGAAGACTACCATTGATATCATATGAAAACCAAATCCAAACCCGCCTTGCCCCGCCTTTCCAACCCGCACCCCGGCCGCATCCTGCGCAAGCACTTCCTCGAACCGCTGAACATCACCCAGGCGGCACTCTCGGAAGCCACCGGCCTGCCGCAGAGCCGCATCACGGAGCTGATCAAGGAACGCCGTGGCATCACGGTGGACAGCGCCATTCGCCTCGCCCGCGTCCTTGGCCCTCATCCTCATTTCTGGCTCGGCCTGCAGGCCCAGCATGAAATGGAAGAGGCTGAAAAAACACGCGGCAAGGAATACGCCGCGCTAAAGCCCTTCCCCGTGCCGGAGCTGAAAGAAGCCGCGTGAATTGCGCACGCCGCCAAGTGCCATGCGCAAAAGCATGCGCGGTCTTCCATGTGCGTGCGCGTCTTGGAGCTTCCGCTGCAATCCCTGTGCGCGCTCAAGGAGTGGCAGAAAGCGGTTTTTCTTGGTGAAGGTGTTGTGGCAGTCCTGCCAGAGTCGGCCCAGGCTCGTTTCTGGCTTGTCTGCGGTTTGGCGCAAACTGGAAGACTCGACGAAGCGAGGACGCATGCCAAAATGGTGGCAAGCCTCAAACCAGAGATGCGCATTGAAATGCTGGATGAGCCGGCGCTGGCGGACTTGTGGTGAGTCAGCATGATGACAGCGGCCTTCGCAGCCAATCTCAACAAGCACGCTGATGGTCGCAACAAGTGCATGTCGGGGGCCGGCATATCCTCACACCTTGCGATGCGGCGTGCCTGTAAAACGCATCCCATGCGCCACCACGCGGCCACGGTGACAGGTGCTTGGCAAGGCAACGTGTGATGCCTGCCAAATGGCGTCACAATCGGATGGACAACGGTGTTCCGCGCCTCCGGCAAATGGCCGTCAAATCGGTGCGACACACGCGGGCACGGTGACGAGGCCATGGGGTGCCCAGCAGGGCCACCGAACTTCTCTCCTTCATCCTGAACCCAACGCCACTCCAAGCCATGAAGCCAGCCGACTCCCAAGCCGCCCGCATCCAGTGGGGCATTGAACTCGAAACACGTCTGCCCGCCGCCGCCAGCGTGGCCGTGGGGGCGTATCACAACGGCCTGCCCGTTCAAGCAGGCATCACCCTCTCCGGGCTGCGCCTTGAAGCCCCGGTCTTTGGAGTCGCTCGCTGGAAGGCCGAGCGCGACGGCTCCATCCAGTGCGACCCCGGCCAGATGCCCTGCGAGTTCGTCTCGCCCATCCTGCAGGGTGATGAGGGCGTGGACCACCTGATCGCCTTCGTGGGCTGGATGAACGCCATCGGGGCCAGCGTGAACGCGTCCTGTGGCTGCCACATCACCGTGGGCATCGAAAGCGTGATCGGCACGTCCGACACGAAAGCGGTGAGCCAGTTCATCCGCAAGCTGGCCCACATCGGGCGCTGGCACGCGCGCAGCCTCTACGGCCAGACGGGCACGGGCCGCCATCTCAACCACTACAGCCACCCGCTCTACGAGCAGACGGGCAGCACCATGCGCAAGATGATCACCTGCGAGGAGGAGCGCATCAAGGCGGAGTGCGCGGAGCAGTGCGGCCGGGGGATGATCAACTTCAAGAAGGCCTTCCGCCGCGATGCCCGCGGCCGCTATGTGGGGGTGGTGGAGTTCCGCGTGTTCGCCGGCACCACCAGCATCGACAAAATCCTGCACCACCTTGGCAGCGTGCTCGGACTGTGCCGCCGCGCCCACGAGGTCCAGTGCCTGGGCGGGTTCGGCAAGAACAAGGTGCAGCAGAAGCGCACGGCCACCGCCAAGGACGCGTTGAGGTTCCTGTGGGACTACCTCGGATGGACCGGCGGTGCCCGCCCGGTGGCCCTCGGGCTCTTCGGCAAGCTGCACTCGGGCTTCCGTCACTACCGCAAGAACGCGCAGCGGCTCTGCCAGCAGTTCGACGAGCGCTACCCCGACGCCGCGCTGTGACCTCGTCCCATTTGCCCGCGCCATCCGCAGACTGCGTATGGCGCGGGCCTGAACCCAAGAACCAAGAACCAAGAACCAAGAACCAAGAACCGAGAACCTGAACCGATATGTGTGTGATCCTTGTATGCCCCCAGAACGTGCGCCCGAAGCCCGAGGTGCTGTATGCCTGCCATGACGCCAACCCGCACGGGGCCGGGGTGGCATGGCGCGAAGGCGGCCGTGTGCGCTGGCAGAAGAACTTGAACGTGGGGCAGCTTGTGACCCTGCTCAAGAAGCTGGAGGGCGAGGTGGTCATCCACTTCCGCTGGGCCAGCGTGGGCGGGGTGGACCCGCGGTTGTGCCATCCGTTCCCGGTGACGCCGAAAGCCTCCACCAGCCTCACGGGCATGGCGGAGAGCGTGCTGTTCCACAACGGCACGTGGGGCGGGTATGAAGACGCGCTCAAGCGCCTCACCCAGCACCGCAAGGAACCCGTTCCCGGCGGGGCGATGAGCGACACGCGCGCGGCGGCGCTCGTGGTCAACACCGCCGGGGAGGATGCCTTGAACAAGCTGCCGGGGCGTTGGGTGTGGATGAATGCGGAGAGCACCCGCCTGTTTGGCCCATGGGAGGCGTGGGGCGGCATGCAGGTGAGCAACACGTTCTTCGTGCCGCGGCTGCGGGCGGCTCAAGCGCGCCGCAAGGCTACGCAGGCTGCGGATCACCGCCCGCGCCACCACGGCTGTCTCTTCGCCGTCTGAACCTCAACTAACCAACTCAAACCCAAAACGAAACCGATATGAAACTGTTCAAACTGATCGCCAGCCGAGCTGGCCAGGTGCTCTTTGATGACCGCGTGGAGGCGGAGTCTCCGCGCGAGGCACGGGAGCAGATGAAGACCCTGCTGGGGCTGCAATCATTGACCGGGGTGGTGTATGCCATCACGGAAATCCCCGTGGACCTGATCCAGAGCATCGTGGATGCGAAGCTGGCGGAGGCGCTGCAGCGGGTGCGCGGCGGGCAGCCACCGCCGAGCATCGATAGCCTGATCCGCCCGATTGCCAGCGAGGCGGTGCGGGAGCAACTCGCCAGCCTGCGCCACGCGCAAGCCGCCGAACTGGCGGCAGTTGCACCGCAGGAACCCCCGCAGCGCTTTGACCCGTTCACCACGGGCGGGCAAGCTGAGCAGGCGCCTGCGCGTGCCACGCCTCGTCGCTCGCGGCGCTCCACCGCGGACGGCCGCATCGTGGACTGGCGGGCGGTGAAGCGGGTTTACCGCCGCACCGGTTCGTTGAAGCAGACGGCGGCGCAGTTCGAGCTGTCGGTGAACTCGGTGAAGGCGCGCTGCCGCCGGGAGGGCTGGACCCATGAGTGAGAGAGTGACCATCACCAAGTATGGCTCGCGGTATTGGGCCGTGTGGCTCGACGGGGAACTGCTGGCCGTGACGCTCTACAAAAAGGGCGCGCGGGCCATCACGGCCGCGATTACGACGCTCTCCACGCATCACGGGAAGGAGGTCCATCATGCCATCCAAGCCGCGTGAACGTGCCTCCAAATCGAATCTGCTCTCGCCATCCCCGATGAACTGGCGGCCGAGGGCTGCGGAGGATCTGATCGGCCAGGCTAGACGAGTGGCTTTGGCGCAGGTGAGCAAAGCGCAGCGCATGAAGGATGATCCTTCGGCCACGATGAAGCTGCTGCTCTACGGTCCGCCGGGCGTGGGCAAGACGAGCGTGGTGGAGCTGGTGGCGCTGCAACTGGCCGGCACGCCGCTCTCCATCGAGGACTACAACGGGCGGGAGGTGAGCGTGGACCTCGTGCGCGAGTGGATGCGGCAGCTCCCCTATGGCAGCTTGTTTGGCGCGTGGACGGTGAAGATCGTCAACGAGCTGGACCGCTGCTCAAGAGAAGCGCAGGACCTGCTGCTCACCTACCTGGACCGCTTGCCGCCGGGACGGGCGTTCCTCGGCACGAGCAACCTGCAGCTCGACCTGCTCACCGAGCGGTTCCAGACGCGGTTCCAAGCCATCAAGCTGCTGCCGCCCACCACAGAGGAACTGGCGGCTTTCCTGAGCGCTCATTGGGCCGTGCCTCAGGTGACGGCCAACCAGATCGCCGTGGGCAGCGGCGGCTGCGTCAGAGCCGCGCTCGCCGATCTCGAATCCTACCTCGACCACCATCAACCCTGA